TATTTAAAATTCGTACGAGAATCTGCATGTGATACGTATCGATTATATTGCCACATTATTTTACCTCCTATTCAAAAGCGTCTTTATTTAATTTGTATGACACGTATGCATCCATCAATGCAGCAACTGCGTCAATCTTTTGTTCATATCGACGTTTAAATAACTTTCGCATACCATTTAATTCCATTGTTATACAATTACCCATTGTAAACGTCATAAGGCCCTCATCAAATATTAGCATGCGCTCCTCTGACAAAATCTTGAGTTCTCCCAGTGGTACGGATTCTGTTTTAGCACCTTGTATAACTTTTTCGATTCCAAATGGACCGTTTTCTGATTCCCATCGAGTTATAAATTCTTTAGCGTTATATGGGTCATATCCAATACAACGAACATCGTATCCTCTTTCAATAATATGTTCATCAAGGTCATTATATACGTCCATCATATCTAATACTGTACAATCTAGTACGATCAAGCTACCTTCAAGTATGAATTCATCATACTTAATACGCATAGCTGCTGGTAATTTACCGAGCGTCAATGATGAAATGTAGTTCCTGGTTTTTACCCCATATTTTCCATTCGTTAGTGGGAATAGAAACGTAAATGCACAGAAATCATCACCCTGCGATAAATCAATCCCCATTGCACAAGGCATACCCCAAAAATCTCGGGGTCTATGTGGTAATGTGTCTTCATAGGTGAAATAATATGTGTACCCCTCCATAGGTAACCCAAAACGTTTGGCAAGAATATCATTACGTGCTGCTGGGGCCTTTTCAGCCCTCTCGACATCTAACTGATAGGTCTCATAACTTACTGTTATACCTAGATTTGGATTAGCTTTTACCCACATATCTGGATCATTGATCTCTTCGACATTATCCAACCCATACCACCAGATGGACACATGCTGATTAACGTAATCCCCTTTAAGAATATCCATTAACTCCATTTTAATGGTATCTCCCGAACCATTACGTACCGTACCTTCCGAACTAATAGCAACAATTAGATATTCCTCGTTTTTAGAAGCCCCCTGTTCAAGGGCACCTATTACGTCCTCACGGATATCTCCAGACAACCATTCATCCACAGTATTGATTTTACTATTTAAACCTTGTAATTTATCAACACTCATAGCTCTTATTTCAACCATGGAACCAGTAAGGAAATTCTGTATACCTTTTTTAGTTGATGCTAACTTAGTGCGCTTAGCTTTAGATCCTGTAGTATTTTGAAGTGATCCTTCCGTAAGAAACTTAAATAGCGGTCCTCTAGACCTAGTTATTGATGTTCTGATTGGTGATAGCACTTCTTCTGCCTGTTTCATAGTCGGCGCGGTGGCTACCTGATGGGTTGTTGATGTATCTACATTTAAGAAATAGCTATGTATGTTAGAGGCGTACATTGATTTTGCCGCGCCTCTTGCTACGATTAAATATTGTTTATTTACAAGTCTCTTCTTTATTGATCGCTGCTCATACCTACCACCGCGTCCATCTTTAGCTGGTACAAATATACTACGCTCAGAAAAGTAATACCATCCAAAAATCTGTTCGGCCCAAAGTTTGAACGATTCTAATAGTACTAGATCGTCCCCATTGGTTAGCGTTAATTCGTTTTCACAATAGTCAATAAAACCATCAATGGCCTGATCATCATACCATATCCCAGGATGTTTAATTAGGTCATCAATACGATTCATCTCCATAGAAATCTTTTGGTTAACAGGAATTTCTCCTCTGATTACGGCGTCTCTAAACTGGCCATAGTATTTTGGTGTAGCCGTATTAGATAGCGCCATAATCGTCCTCCTCTATTTTATTATGTTTTTAGGCTAATGCTTTCGCTGCTTTTTTAACAGTTTCCTCCGCCGCCTTAGCCGTGCCAGCCGGTACGTACGCCGATAATTTTGACTTTATAAACGCCTTACTAAAATCAATGGCCACTGGAGCTATAACCTTACTACCCATAGTTACAATAAAACGCTTCCCTAATGATACTCGAGGTTTCGGTTGATAGCTCAAATATGTTGTTTCTAGTTGCTTTCTAGCATTATACGCTTGTAGTTCTTCGTTTGACATGTCCTGTATTCTCTTTTTTGTAGGGAGGGAAACAGTATTATCTGATTTTGGTTGGCTATTTTGATACTGCGTTTCCAATTGTTTTCGAATAGTATTGGATTGTAGTTCTTCATCTGACATGTCCTGTATCTTCTTAATCTCCAATGCTGATCTACGCGCCCCAATTGCTTTTCCTGTTAACTGCTCATACTGTTTAGATATGTCAGATAACCGCTGTGCTCCTTTTTTTGTAAGGGTGCTTGATTTTGATAGCCTATCATGCTCCGATTCCAACTCTTTAGTTTTTTTACGACCGGCGGGATTAATCTCACCATATTTGTTATGGAATCTTCGCTGCCCCCATTTCATACCGCGTCTACCATAGTGGTATAGTTCATTACCATATTGCATCCTTGTCACCTCCGATACTATATTATATTTTGTTCCGCCCACTGTACTATACGCCACTCGTATTCCTTAGCGGATTCTCTTAGGGCCTCTACTACAGTAGGACTTGCTGGCGGGTCAAATACTAATCTTACTTTTATATATACAAATGATTTTATTGCCTTTGTTATAAACTTATTGGAAACATACTGATCCCATGTTGTCAGATAATCATCTATATAGAAGCCTGCCGCTGGCCCAACACCAAGTTGATTCAGTATCATCAATGCCGAGTTGATATGGATAATGATGTCAGTATCAAAACTCGTATCATCTGCTGATATACCATGTAGTTTTTTTATAGAATTTAGGATACTTTCTGCGATGTTATCCATACTTTCCTCCGATTAATATACTTTTATAAAGCTCTTTAGACAGAAACCGGAAACACCACTTTTAGCTGTGACACCATAAAAGTCATCAGTGCCGCTATCGTCGAGCATAACTCGTGATCCTTTTGTAATTACTTCTAATACAACACTTGATAGTGACGGCTCCTCCCTAAGATTTATTCCTGCGCAATCTACTACGATTCCCTTTTCTGTTATCTTTGGTAGTGTTTGTGGTGCTGCTGGTGGTGCTGGTAGTTTCTCAATAGTAGGTTCTGGTACTTCTGGTACTTTTACTTCTGGTACCTCTACTTCTTTTATTTGCACATTTTTTTCGGTGTCTTTTTCACTATTCTTCATTATACATTACCTCTCTCTCATTATTGTTTTTTAATGTTTCCATGGACACGTATCATACTCGCGTCTGATTGTTGGTTCTTTTATTAATAGATTCTCGTTACCGTAGTGAATTGCCTTGTGCGTAATATCGGCGGTTGTTATTAGATTCTCAGGATCAAATACTTTTGGATGGTTCGATAATATATCTTCGATTGATATTGGATTGATGTGGTGAATCGTTATTCTTGACATTAATTCTCTATCGAGAATGCCCAAATCACATCCGTTATCTCGAATGATTATCTTATTCCTTAGCGATAGCCAGCGATCACTTGTGTATAGCATCTGATTCAAATGCCGATGCCCACCAAATGTTGTATCCCCAACTTTACCAAGTAAATTTAAATAGTTAAACCTATCTATAAAGGTTGGTATTGTTATCAGCTCAGAATATGTTTTAATAATCGTCATCTTGCTCTCCGTGTCCTGAATACCTTCGCATTGCAGATAAGGCATCCAGATACAATTCCTCAACTCGCTTTTGTGATTGTATTGCATCGGTTTTTGCTCTTAGCAATTTATTCTCTTCTTCTAATTTTTCACGTTCGTATTTTGCCGTCGTGGATCCCAATTTTAAAAAGTGGGTTACCTCTTGTGACGAGGCTGTGCCGTCTCTAAGTCTTTGTTCAACAAGATTGTTAGCTAGACTAATAAGATGGTTTTCCTGACCTTCTGGAGTCATGAACGGTCTAGTACTCTTGGCTTGTTGTATTGGACTTTTGGTTCGACCCATCTTATCGCATCCTTTCTCGTTGTTGCTATAGTATGATGATGAGATTTACTCAGTGTTTAAAAGGATTCATATCAATTGGGAAAGGAGGATTAGTAATAGGAAACAGTCAGAACCTATTTATACTAATGTTAAAAACCAATGGACATGAATCCTTTTAAACACTGAGTAAAAGCAAAACATAAATCTCAAATATCCCGCCGGGGAATTTTTTAGG